GCGGATAGTATTCCAGTTCTTGAAACGAGCATCAAGATCAGCAATCTGCTCATTAACCAGACTCAACTCATCCTCCACCTTCTTAGCCTTTTCCGGGTCAAGATCGGCATTTGTATCAAGCCAGTTCTGATATTCAGCAGCAGCCTTCTTCTTGTTGTCAAGTTGCGTTTTGATGTCGTCACGGCTACCATTAACCAGATTCAAAAGTTTGCCATGGTCTTCACCATACTGCTCCTGCAAATAATCAGCAGCCACCTTTGTATCTGTATCTTTTGAAGAATAGTCAGGCTGTCCCTCACTCAGCCCCACGATGCCATTGGCATAACGCTCCTGCTTTTCAGCCTCAGCCTGCTTCATTTCAGCCAATTCACGCTCTTCGTCCTCACGATTCAAACGCTCATTAATGGTATTATTGAGTGCATTCGTGCGCCATGCAGCAAACTCTTCTTTAGACAGGGGAAGATAATCTTTGCCATCAGAAAGCACAATCTTTCCATCCTCGCTATATCCGGCAAAGGTCATGACAATATTCTCATCACCTTCCTCCATGGCAACCGCTACCCGGTCATTCGGTTTCAAGCCGCTGCCATCAAACTGGCTGATAAACTGCTGTGCTCTCGCTTCCTTCTGCTGAGCCAAAGAACTCTCGATGTATTCATCAAGAGGAATAGGAGTGCCCACCTCTTTAATCTCGGCATCTGATACCTGCTTAATCGTAGGCTGTCCCTGCTCATCAGGCACAACAACAAAGCCGCCACCATATTCGTTAGCCTTCTTCAAGAACACCTGCCTACCGCTTGTAAGAGTAGCAGGCACGATATTTCCGTCTTCCGTCTGGTATGGCCAGAGTTGCTGCTTCAACGCCTCGCCATAGCCATCATCAGCATGCTGCAGAGAATCAATAGCACCCTTCTTGGCATCCATAGCCTCCACATACTTGCTGATCGCCTCTTTCTGGGCAGAAGTAAGAAGACTCGCACGCTGAGCCAAAAACTGCTCCATGCCTCTGCCTTCATTATAGACCTTAGTCACCAAATTAAACATATTATCGCTATCCTTAAACGCTCGCTTCAAACGCCCGGTAGCCAAATCGCTATTATAGTCGATAGCCTGCAAAGCCCCGGAATCCCCATTCTTATAGGCTTCCTGCCCCATAACAAAAGCATCAGAGTTTGCAACCTTACCTTCCGAACTTGCAACCTTAGTCTCATTATCTGCACCCTCAGCAGCAGAGTTTGCAACGTTTGCAGCAACCTCTGCATCACTCGGAGTTGATACGGAGTTGGTACGGTCTTGGTACGGAGCAGTTCCCTCTGAAACTGGAGGCTCCAGGCCACCAGTAGCCCCCTCTTCAGGAGATACAGGTTTTTCGCCTTCAATCCTCTTCTGCTCATTTCCATGGGCAGTATTATAGAGATCATCCATCGTCTGCTTCATTTCACGTTTCAGCTCGATAGAGTTATAAAGCTCCTTAAGATAAGACTCCACCAATGGCGCATACTTCTTATCTTTCGATTCCAAAGCCTTTCTCAGCGTACCACGAGCCACGCCATGAGAGTCCTCAAAGGTATTCACAAACTCCCTCATCACAGAACTGTTCTCCAAGGCAGAATTATAGAAGTGGCGATAAGTATCAACCTGCTTCTGCTCCTCCTCAGTAAGAATAATACCCTTCTGCTGCTTATCCATGATGTCCTTGATGGCACCAGCATTCTGATGAAGATAAACCGCTGCCTTATCCTCATCCGTCAATGTCTCACCCATATTATATTTCTGTGCTGCCTTGTTGTACAAGCCATCAAGATGCTCCTGGGTAAACTCATTGTGGAACTCACCTTCAAGCACAGAAGCCAAACCCAGAGTCTTCTCATACTCCAGTTTCTTGTCCGCCTTCTGAGCCTCATCAAGCGAAGAATACTCCTTTCTCTCAATGATACCGCCATCCTTATTCAAGGTTTCGAGATAAACCTTGCCGTCATGATCCATCGGCTGAACGATGATAGAATCAACCACAGGCGAGAAAGAAGAAGGTCGCTTGCCTTCCACCACAGCCATCATCTTAGCCTTCAACACCTCAGGCACACTCTTGTCGTTCATCAGGTTCATATACTTCTGGGTAAGCTGTCCATCGAGTCGCTGGGCATTTTCACCCGCAACGGCATACTCCCCGATGCCCACCTTCTCAAAAGCATCACGAAGCCCATCATAGCCGAATCGCTTCAACTCGGCAATATCCTGATCCGTAAAGTCAAACTTCTTATTAAACTCCCTCGCATCCTTGAATCGAGCATACTTACCAACCATGCCCGGCAAACCGATAGCAGTAAGGTTCGCCATGCTCTCCAAGAAGCTCTCGGCTGCATCCTTGCCAGTAGGCTTGAAGTTCGGATCCTGCGCCATTCGCTCTAGCATCTGCTGCCCGGTCATGATACCCGAATCCACTACCTTTGCTCCAACATCAGCCAGAATATTGGTAGCCAAACCTCTGCCCTTCCCAATCATGTTAGCGATGGTTCCACCCTGCATAATGGCACCTACGGCACTCTGTTTAGTCACCTCGCCCAGAGTATCAGCAATAATCTTACCCACAGAAGGATTGTAAACCTTGCCATTCTCATCAAACTGACCAGTGCGATAAACCTCATCAATAGGTTTCGAGATAGCCGACTGCCCACCAAAGGTAACAGCACCATGCACGGCTCCGGTCTTCAAAGCCACGTCCTTACTCTTGCCGATAAGCACCTTGGCAGCCCGCTCAGCCATCCTGCGCTCCATGCCCTTAGCCATCAGGTCACCAGCCAGTTTACCCTCAGCCTTGGCTATCATGCTCTTGGTCAACTTGCCACCTGCGGCACCCGGCAACCAATAACTCCAGGCATCACCAGCAAAAGTAAGCGCACCACTAGCCACGTTCTCCCAGAAGCCCGGCTGATACTGCTGATTAGCCATATCCTCCAGCCAGTTCTGATAGTCCGTCTGAACAGCCTTGCGAGTAATCTTACCCACAATAGTGTTACCCAAACCAGTCTTCATGATGTACTCAGCACTACCCTTAGGCATCATACCCTTAATCTCCAGCTGGTCCAATTCATTCTTAAGAACAGAATTGATCATCGGCTTGAACTGCTTAGGATCACTACCCAGAGTGCCATTCAAGCCATATCGCTGCATCACCTTGAATGCGGCATTGCTCATATCATTCAGGAACTCCGGATTCCGGTAAAGATTGCCAAACTTCTTCTGTAAACCAGAAAGCACCTTTGCAGGATCCTTAGCCTCGTTTGCCTCATACTGAGCACCAAGTGCTGTACCCAGACGAAGATTAGTCGGAATATACTGACTTCCTTCCATTCCCTCAGTAAAAGCCTTACTACCTGCCTCCTGAGCCTTGTTGTACTCATCCACTACAGATGGATTCACATACTTATTGATAACGCTAGTAAAAGCATCATTGATGTCCTGATTCATCAGTCTGTCCTGCACATGCTCATCATGCGAATAGAGGCGTGTAGCAATACCCTCAGCGATGTCACGATAGTTCGGACCATACTTGTTAACCAAACTCTGTACCATGGCTGGTTTCAGGAACTGTCCCACATAGTCATCATAGCTGATACCCATGTTATCCGCCTCCTGCTTCAACTTATCCTGCACGCCATGGCTATACCATTGCGCTTCAATACTCTTCTCAGCATCCTGCACCGTATCATCAGGCAAAGAAGATACCACCTGGTTGGTAACGTCCATAGCAGAGCGGTTAGCATATCTGCCCAGAGCAGACTTCACCATGCTCACAGCCTCCTCATTGCTGTTGGCAGTGCCATCAGCCAACAAGTCGGCAACCATATTCTCAAAGTAATCGCCTTCCTTATCCGGTCTCTGCTTCCAGTTCTCCAGATAGTTGGCAAGTTTGGCATCCATCAAGCCCTCATTATTCACCACAGCAGCAGATGCTGGAACCTCCTCCTTAGATTCAGGAGAAGCCACATTTGCCGAAGAAGGAGCTGCTTCTTCATTCACTGGCATTACCTCATCTTTCACTGTAGGCTGAGGAATCGCTGGTGCTGGCTGATATGTTCCGTTGCTAGTCTGAACACCAGTAGGAAACATATTCAATGCCTTAGCTATAAGCCCAGGCTCCTTATCAGCAGTTTCCTGCTCCTCTTCCTCCGGCAGAGTACCAGTCATCCATTTCGTAAGCCACGATCTGTTATCTTCCTTTGGCTTTTCAGCTGCTGGCTTCGCTACAGGTTGCGCCACAGGCTTAGCCACCTGCTGCTTACCATTTCCAGAAGCACCCTGACCTGCACTCTGAGGCGTAGCAGAAGCAGCCACCTGCTTACTATCACTAGAAGCAGATACAGCTGGCTCCATCACCATCTTGTCAAAGTCCGACTGCGTACCCACATCATACCCCATGTTCTTGGCCTCATTGTAGTACCAGTCACGATCTTCCTTGTTGTTCAAGTCATTTACAAAGTCATCATAGCTACCTACCTCGTAGCCATTGTTCTTGAACTCATCATAGAAATACTTTCTGTCTCGTTCGTCAAACATATCTTGATTATTTAATGATTATTACTTTCTTCTCGATGGTGGAACCTTACTTCCACCACCTCTGCGTGAAGGAGGAACCTTGCTTCCACCATTTCCCCTTCTGGAAGGAGGAGTCCGGTCAAACTTCATCTGAGCCTTAGCCCATCTGGAAGCCTGCTGGCGATTCTTTTCATTAGCCCAAGTGCCACCGCGGCCATTATTGCCACCTATAGCCATACCATTGTTCTCAGCCCACCTATTTACAAGTTTCCTAAACTTAGAGTCGTTCACATACTGTGTATTGAAATCATCCGCTTCCTTCTGGTTGGCATTCTTCTGCTTCTGTCCCTCTGTCTGCGAATGGATATGCTCTACCTGCTCTTTCTTCACCGCTACACTGGCATTATGATCAGCAGCTCCGGCATTGGCATTGTTCGTTTTAGCCGTCAGCAAATCTACCTTCTTGCCTCTCAAAGCTTCCTCAGTCTCCTTCCGGGCTGTAGCGAGTGCAGCCTGGGCTGTAGCGGCATTTCCTCTCTCCTGCTCAGTCTTAACCTTAACAGGAGTAAGAGCCTCCTCCTGATTCTTCTGCGCTCCACGATAAGCAGCCAATGCCTCATTTGCCCTAACCTCAGCCTCAGCCTGCATCTGTGCCTGCTTTGCTTGCCGTTCCTTAAAGATATTCACCATCATCTGGTCATATCCCTTTTCACGAAGGGCATCTGTAGCCTCCCTGATCTTGCGCTGGCGGTCGGTAAGCTCTTGTGCAGATTCAATCTTCTGCGATGGCGCACCTTGTGTAGTGCCAAAGAAGTTGCCCAGGTGCATCAAAAAATTGCCCCATTGCTCCATCTTGGCCTGCCTCTCCGCTTTCTTCTTCAAGGCTTCATTGGCAGCTACGGTTTTATCTCCATCACCCAGAGTCTTGAGCCATGGCATGAAGACAGACCAGTTTCCATCACCATTATTCTGGTAATCTCTCATAATGTCATAAGGCTTCATCTGGCGCAAGATTGGATTCTGTTCTATCTCGCTATAAGGTTTGCTCCAATCTATCTTGATACCCTGATTAGGCTCCACCATGGCAACATCTTCGGTTGGCTGCTGGGCAAAAGATTCCTTGCCGTCATTTCCGGCAATACCAGTAGTATCAATAGTAGTATCAATAGCAGCACCCTTTTCAGGTTCCGTAGCTGTAGCCTGTACTGGCTCCACTTCCGGCTTCTCCGCATGATCAGAAGGAAAAACAGCAATAGGTGTTACTGCTGTTGCCGGACGTTTAGGAATTAAATCATCCAATGTAAATCCCATAAAAACCTCCTTCCTAAATTGGTAATTTACTTGCAGCACTAGCAAGTGCGCCAGTGGCATCCGTGATACCTTGGGCAGTGGAAAGAGCCTTATCCCTCTTGGCAGAAGCTATGTAGTTGATCATAGCGTTAACCTGGGAATCAGCCGTATTCCATACATTTTCTTTGGTCTGAGCACCCTGCACTGCAGCCTCCTGCATCATCTTACCCACCTGTTCCTGGGCAGCCTGCTTGCTCAACGCAACCGCCTCATCAGAGCCACCACTAACAATATTCGTGTTCTTAGCAGTCTGCGTGGCATTATCCAACACCTCCTGTGCGTTGGTCACGGCCACCTGATTCTCCGCTGTCTGAGTAGGATCCTGATAATACAAGTTGTCCCGGTGATCCTTAACTTGCTGCAATCTGTCTTGGTAAGTTTGGATATACTGCTCAAATCCTTTGTTTCTAGCTTTAGCAGCCAGAAGCCCACCTGCAGCAGTGGCCGCACCACCCAAAATTCCGCCTACAGAGCCTGAAAGCCCCTTGGCAATTTTTCCTATAAGTCCCATAAATTCGAATTTAATGTTTAAACAGTGTAAAAGTAATGCGTTTTTCGCTAAGGTTTTTGATAAATTGCGCAAGTCGTGCACCTACTTATCCATTTTTTCGCTATATTTGCAAACGAAACTATCAGTAACGTTAAAAAATAAGGAAATATGGCAGTACAGAAAGATAATAATGAATCCAAACCAAAGGTCAAAAGAAAAAAGACTGGAGGACGAAAGGCTGGAACCCCCAACAAGGTTACAAAAAGCGTCCGTGAAAGCCTCCGTGATGCCATTGTGGGCTATCTCAATGGCACAAACGAAAAGGGCTATTCCCTGGAAAAAGATCTATATGATATAGATGAGCCAGCCGGACGTTTGGCGATGGTGGCCAAGTTCCTGCCCTATGCAGCTCCAAAATTGCAGTCGGTTTCATTCAATAGTGATGAAACCAGAAACCTCTCTGTTGAGGAAGTCTTCAACAAACTCGAAGAAGACTTTGAGAAACAGGAAACCACCATCAACATCAAGAATCTCAAAATTGTTAATAATGGCTAAAACGCAAATCGGGCAGCCCTCTCTAAAATTTTCACTACTTTAGAGAAGACTGCCCTCTGTCAGGAAAATGGGTAAAACCGTTAGATTTTAACCCTTATTAGTCATAAATTAATCAGTTTTAACCAAAAACGCCCTATTTTATGTCACGCATCCGTTCAAAATACTTAGTCTGGTTCTTGGTCACGTTCTTCACCTTAATCTGTATCGTACAGTTCTTAGGCACAGTATCATTAATATTATCCATCAGTTGCCGGATAATCTCATCCGTATTCCGGTAGCCCTTGCCATCCACATGACCAACCACCTCACCCATGAAGTAAGCATCAGCACAAAGTTCAAACGTCTCCTCCACCTTCTCAAACACCGGAGCATGATGCTCTATCAAGCGTTTACTCTTGTCGTTTGTAAAAAATACTTTTTCTACAATTTTCTCATTTATCTCCCATATTCTGGAAAAATCAGGCTTAACATACCCCATAGTAACTTTATGCCTATTTACATGGTTCAATCCAAAAGCCACATCATCGTAGCTCACACCAAGATCATTTTGAGCAATAGTAGCCCAAGTATGTCTAAAAGTGTAAGTAGAATAAGTTTTATCATTTTTATTCATTCCAAGATAAGTAAGACAGATCAAACGAATCTCGTGACTCTGGCTTGCAACAAAATTTCTATCATCATGAAACATCTTGTGAAACTTGAAAAGATATTCATCCTTTTCATCACTAAGATATTTCTCAAACGTAGGAATCAACATATCAGGAACTCTGATTTCAATATACGCCTTATCTTCTCTTCTTGTTCTAGTCTTAGCACGTTCATAATGTAAGATACCATCGTAATAGGCCGATTTCTTCATTCTATATAAATCAACACCATTAATACCAGCTAAGCAAAGCGTCATCTTACAAATGTCCTGCGCCATCTTTCTAGACTTCTGAGTCACATTGAGAGCAAAAAACTTCCTGCATTCCTCCATCGTAATAGCTTTCTTTTCCGGAGCATCATGCTTAGGAATCTTCACCTTTACCCATGGATTCACCTTAATACGTATGATGTCATTATCATAATCATTATATTTAAGAAGACCAGCCTTAAATATGGTCTTTATAGTCACAGGATAAGTCTCTTTCACTCGTTTGAAATGAGACAGTGAATCTATCCACGACTGTACGAAACTCGTAGTCATCTGCGAAAACAATATTCTGTTTGTTCCGGCAAACTTCTCTAGAGCAACAAGAGATGCTTTGTTTAATTCTATAGTTCTTGGTTGATGTGTATTAGATATTTTATCTATATACTCTCTTGCAAAATCAGAAAAGCAAAGATCATCACCTGAGGTTAAAAGAAGATCTCTAACCTGCTCCACCGTCAAATTAGCTATATCATATCTATTAAGTAAATCTACCCACTTAGTTATTGTCACCATGCAGGAGTTTAGAACAAATGGATCTTTTACGTCATGCTTACCAGCAACCACACCTTTACTGTTCACCATCTTGTCAGTCTTGATGTTGATAATTCTACGTTTATGCGTTAAACGGATATAGACTACATAAAGTCCATCTGAACGTTGATGCTGTACTACTACTTTAAATGTTGCCATGCCACTAAAAACTATAAACTATTTATAAACTTTCGCCCCATTTTAGCACATTAAACGTGTCGAACGAAGCGTTTTTCATACCCCAAAAACCCTCTAATTTCAATAACTTCCCACTATCTCTTGAAATATCAAGAACTTAGCAAAAAACAGTCGAGATTAGCGGTTCACTCATATTAATTCCCTTTATTTACTATACTTTCAAAGAATTTCTCTAAACAATTACCAAACAATTAGCTAGAGTTATTATTTATATACATTATACTCTATCAAAAGATGATGGCTTTCGCCACTACTATCTTTATAGAGCAATTCTATAGTTATCTCATAACCATTCTCCCCCAACGTCACATACATGTAACTGCCGGGGAGAACATTAGCATAGGGCACAAAACTACTCCATCTGTAATAGCTTCGGTCAGAAAGATCTATCTTCTTTCCTAACTCGAAGTTGTTTACTGTCAAATCGAAGTTAGTCTCTGTCTTTTCTCTATTACCCTTTTCAAAGGCATAACAAGAGAAGAAGGCAATACCGTCCTTAACATTGAACTCTGCCCATTTGCCATACACGTATGAAACGCCATCGCTGGTGAAGTCATAGCTGTAACTAGCTTTATTCTGCCAATCTTCTGCTGGTAGATAATCACTATCCCTCAACTTTCCTTCATACTCAACATCCAGTTTGTCCTTGTCATGACTACCGCTAGAATAGAGAAGATGAATAGCAACGCTTATACGATCTCCCTTTCTTGAAAGAAGATAATAGCTGCCAGGCTCTATTTTAGAGCTTCCACCCTCATAGGAATAAGTCTGTCTGCCATCATTGAACGTTATGCTAGAATCATACTTATCGGTTGTTAAATCAACTTTCTCTCCATATATGTAGTTAACACAACTCAGATACAAACTCTTGCCTGGATGCTCAGAGTTCTCCAAAGCCAAGTTTACCCCAAAGTACTTATCGTTTGATGGAGCAGGTCTAACAGGATCCGTACACCAAGAATAACAAACGTCATACCTGGTATTATTCCAGGAAACAACATTTGTTTCCTCATCTGCATCATTCAGGCTTTCCTTGCTACATGAGCAAAGAAGGCACACGATGAGCATCAACATCAATTTCAAACCATTCTTCTTCATTTTCATTCATATTTAATGATTATACGCACGCCTAAAACCTTCCTTAATAGCCTCGGCAATTTCAAACTTATAGCCTTTTCCCTTGGCATTAATCTTCACCAGGTCATAGTGCCTATCAAATGGCAGATGATAAATCTTTTGGCCAGTATTATGATTCACATTACATTTGATGGCAGGAAACCTATCCATAGGCAATCGTCTTACCCTAATGCCAAGCAAATTGACGCATTTGATAGCTTCAGGAGACAAGTCACAAGTAATATAAAGCCAGGGTTCTACTTCCACACCTTTGATTTTATCTTCATTATCCAACTTCCATTGAACAAACGAGCCATAAAGTTGAAAAACAACATTTTCCCTAACAAGCGAACTCCAATTTTTACATTGAACAATCAGGATCTTTCCTGTCTTTTTATGCGTTGCAATAATATCACGTCCACCATCTTCCAGTTTCTTATTTAAGCCTTCCTGGATAATGTCGTAATCTTCATTAAAAAGCTTGTATGCACAATATATCTCGTAGTTGCGCCCTTTCTCCCAGTCTGTCCATCTAGAACTATCTGAAATGTAGCGATCCACAGCCAACTGCTCTCTGCCTTCTTCTGTCATCTGAAAATATTCGTTATCAGATAACCAGTTTCTAATATTACACCTCTTTTCTTCTTCATGCATATAGTTGATATAAGCATCATCATCCTTAAATTTTCCCAATTCAGGATATATAGAAAGAAGATATTCAAACTTATATTGATATTTAAACAAAGAAGCAAGCTCCTCTACATTAGAATCAATATACATGTTCTTGTGTTCCAAAGCATGAGCACGAAGATGGGCAACATAATCAAATGGATTCTTTGCATTAATCATCTGATCAAAATCATCTACTTTCTGCTCCAAATTCTTAATGTCAGATTTGGCGCATTCATACTTATCGTATAGTTCACGATAAATATATTCCGCCTCATCAAGCTCTTTCTTTAGCTTGGCATTCAAATCCTGCAATTCATTTTTTTCGAAGTTCAATCCATGGACAACAGTTTTCTGATTAGATAACTCTACAGTCTGCTTGTTAATCATTTTAAGCTTTGATTCAACATCTGATTCCAGTTGCCTTATCAAATCCACCTGCCTGGCATTCAAATTTGCCAATACCGATTTCTCCTTCTTAACCTTTTGCAATTCTTCTCCTTGTCGGGTAAAATCAGCCTTCCATCTTTCTATTTGATTTCGAAGCATATTAATAGTACTATTGAAGTATGTCATATCAGCAACAGGTTCATTCTTTTGGAATTTTCCCAGTAACAATACAACAATAGCAACAATACATAGACCAATAATGATCAACAATACACCCTCCATGTCACTCAAATAGCTTTACTACCCTACATGTACCTGACTTCTAGCAGAAAGCCCCTGAATCTCTCTCAGCACCTTATTTTCAGCCCTAAGAGCTATCACTTCCCTCTCCAGCTCATTCATGTCAACCACATTACCATTACTAGCCAAAGATGGAGCTTTCTTCTCAGAACTGAAAAATTCAGCTACATCAACACCAAGAACTTCGGCAAGATTCTCAACCGTGCTAACCTTCACATCAGCACCATTAAGAAGGTTATCCAGTGTAGTTCTGCTAACCTTCATCCTTGAAGCAATATCAATTTTGCTCAGTTTATTGGACGTTATGATGTCCACTATTCTTTGCACATTCATATTAAAATCCTTTAAATGTTCAACAAAGTGGGTTAATATATACTAATAATGCCCACCAAACCATACACTTTCAAAAAGTTTATTGTACTTTTGCACCGTAAAGTTAGTAAATAAATAAATAAGTACCAAATAAAATAGAAGAAAAATGAAGCAAAATAACAAAAAAGTTCCAGATGCTCCAGAAAGATACTTCGTTGGACCATTCCCGAAGCCCATTCATGACATCACGAAAAGCTCCCTTTTTGCTGCCATGAATCAATGGGTCGGCATAAAGGAAAAGCTATTGGCAGAAGATCATGAGTATATCAATCTCTCCCACGTCTGGCATTTAACCAAAGACATGCCAGACTACATGGATGAACTCATAGTAGTTACTGGCAATGACTACAGTGACCCAAAAATTATAGATTTGCAGTCTGAATCCAGCAGCTACATATATGAAGACATGGACGAAGATGAAATCTGGGGAAGAATCATAGATGAGCACGATTTCACCCACTGGGCATACTACTCATGCTTTATCCCTTATCATTTTTAAATATAACATTAAAGATATAACATTATGGCAAATAAAATAACTCACGTTAATTGGCATGCCGCAGAAGAAAAGTGTGGCAAACTCCTTCTAAAGCGTCAAGTATGCATGCTCCTGGGTATATCCGAGGTTGAATTAGACGCATACTACAAGAGTTGTCGTATTTCAACATCGTTTGATACTACAACAGGAATCGTCGGCTTCCCTATTGCCGAAGTCAAATATTTCGCAGAGACACAACTCGGCATAAAGGACGGCTCCTACGAAGCAGGCAAGGAAGAAGCCACCACCCAGCCAGCCATCGAAGGCTTCTTCACCTCCACCTGCTCCTCCATCACCAAGCGAATAGCAGAAGCCCAGGAACTCGCAGAGAAGAATGGAAGCACATACGCTCTATCCTATCTCATAGGGTGCTTCGAAATCGCAAGTAGCAGCATCAAGAAATACATACAAACCCAGCAGAAAGGAGGCAAATGATGGAAGTCATAAAGAAAAATGTAGAAGTAACTACAGATGTTACCGTTGATGTAAAGCCAGAAGATGTACTAAATGAAATGACAGATGACGAGATAAAAAGCTACTATTTCAATAGATTTAAGCAAGATCTCGAAAAAGACCTTCTCTCAGAGAAGGAGATAAAAGATTGCCTGAGCACTATCTGTTTCAACAGATGCCCAAGAAATCTTGAACACGACAACGACACCATCCGTAAGACCATCAACGAGATAATGGACCAAGTATTATATTAACACCAAAATAGAATAAAATGGCAAAAGAAAAAAGAATACCCCTCAGATTACAGATCAGAGAACTGGAGCCAGGAAAATCAATCAGTTTCCCCATCCAGAGAATGCAGACGATAAAGACCACCTGCTACGAATTAGGCACCATCTACTGCCGCAAATTCTCGACCAAGCTCAATCGCCAGCAGGAGATCATCACAGTAACAAGAATCAATTAAAAACAATACAGTCATGAGCACAACAGTACAAATACAGTTTGCCGACAAGATGCTATCCTTCGATACCTTCCTCTCAGCCATCAGAAACGTGGTAAAGGAAGAAATCTCCAAGGCATCAGGCAATCGCCCATTCATCACGCAGGCCAAGGCATACAAAGCCTACGGCCGACAAAACGTACAGCGATGGGTAAGAGAAGGAAAAGTCAAGGTATTCGGACGCGGTAAAGACGGCAAGGTCACCCGCCACGAATTTAGAATCTCAGAGCTTGACGCATGCGCCAACAAGATTCAAGACTATCTTTCATAACAGAGTTCAAACATCACAGCACATAAAATCCCTTCAAGCACATGAAAAAGTTCAAACTCATACTCTGCATCACCCTTTGGATCCTCATCCTCTGGGCATGCCTACACAAGTTGGCACAGGGCCTACACGATGAGAATCTCATATCCCAGATGCCACAGAGCACATACGATGAGATAGTAGATACCCTCACCATCCGCAACGGCTTCCATCCAAGCGAACATCAGGTAGTAACCTACTATTATGAGCGCATCAAAAAATAACCCGGCACATCGCAAGTGCATACCCTGCAAGCAGTCACGCCAATGCATCAACGGCAAGTACTGCCTAAAGCATAAGATGTACGTAGAACACATCGCCAAGTTGCCTTGCGAATAGAAGCCGACCACATTAATTATATATAAGAAGCAACATGGAATCAGAAATAGCCAAAGCCCATCGCAAGGCACGCCAGCGAGAATACTACCGCAAGCATCGTGATAAAATCCTCGCCCAGAGCCGCAAATTCATCCAGGATCATCCCGAAAAGATAAAGGAATACCACAAGAATGCAGCCCGCAAGCGAGAAAACGGCACAGGATATTACCAGCGGTACTACGCTCTCAACAAAGACAAACTCCTGGAATACGCAAAAAACTGGAGAAAACGGAACCCCGAAAAGGTGAAGGAATACCAGCAAAGGTACAACAGGAAGATGGCAGCAGAGAGACAGGAAAGAAGAGAACGAGAAAGCCAGAACCAATCACAGCCAAACATCGCCAAGGCAAAATCCCTCTTCCGCAATCCAGCCCAGGCAGAACACCTGCAGTGGCTCCTCAATCATGCAGCCAGCAAGAAACAAGAAAGTAACAAACAAGAAAACAATAAACAAGAAAGCATCCATCCAGATGCAGTAACATCATAAAATAACAAACATCAGGCAAGAGCAAGCTCCTCACAAGGCAGAATCAATTTAGTATTTAACAAGCATTCAGCTAATTAAAGGTGCGAAAAGGCGCACCCCATGTGGTTGTATGGTAACAACGCTTTTTATTATTAATCTGACCCCACGGAAAGACGTGAGCCTCCAGTGTGAACCAGAAGCAAGCTCCAGCCCACAAAAAGAAAGGAAGGTGTGATATGACATAAACCATCATCAACAATTAGTTAGAAAAGAAGATATGTTATGTATTAATTTATCCAAATCGGAATTTCAAAAGGATTTCCCTCCGGGCGAGCAAACAGCCTCGCCCGGTGATTTCCAACAAAGAAGCAGAAAAATGAATCACGCTAGTTTATTCAGCGGAATCGGTGGAGCCGAAGTGGCAGCCTCCATGATGGGATGGCAAAACCTCTTCCATTGCGAGATACAAGAGTTTCCACGCAAAGTACTAGACTACTGGTTCCCAAATTCAGAAAGTTATGAAGACATTACCAAAACAGACTTCACAAAGTGGCACGGCAAGGTCGATGTTCTCACAGGAGGATTTCCCTGCCAGCCATTCAGCGTTGCAGGAAAGAGAAAGGGAGCAGACGATAACCGCTACCTCTGGCCGCAGATGCTACGAGCGATACGGCAGATACAGCCCACTTGGGTCGTTGGTGAAAACGTTGCTGGAATCAAGACAATGGTGGAGCCCGGCAAAGAGATTAAGATGGGACGCACAGACAATCTCTTCGAAGAGAATTACCTATACCGAGAGGAAAGCCGATTCACACTCGAAAAAATCTGCCAGGATCTTGAAGCAGCAGGATATACAGTCCAGCCGCTTAATATTCCAGCTTGCAGTGTCGGAGCACCCCACAGAAGAGAAAGAGTCTGGATTGTTGCCCACCGTGCAGACGCAGGGTCTCAAACGCTGCAACCAAAAAGGCAAGACAGAGTTCCTGCCACTGGATCTCCTTCCCACACCCACCGCACTCGACAAGGCAGGAGGCCGCATAAACCGCAGTCCATCGCCAGGAGCCGCCCAACGCCCAACCTTGGCATTAGCCGCAAGAAAAGGGCTCTTGCCAACACCTTGCGCCAAAGAAGCCACAAAGTACACAAAGACCTTCAACCCCAATTCACAAATGGGAAAGGGTCTTACGGCATTGGCATGCAGCGAAATGTTACCAACACCAGCAGCCAGGAAGAAAACTTCTGGAAAGACTTCCCAACTCAATCCCCTGTATGTAGAGGAAATGATGGGATTCCCTTCAATGTGGACCGCCTTACCATTTCTTTCGCCAGATGGCGAACAGAATCCATAAAGGCCTATGGCAACGCCTGGGTGCCGCAGGTAGCCTACCAAATCTTCCAAGCCATACAAGCCCAGGAAGAAGCCAGATTAGGCAAACAGGAAGAAAGCAGATGCAGATAGAAAGAAAATACTATTATCCAAATAAAATAAATACAGATGAAATCAGATGGCTACATATTGACCCCCGAACTGTTGCAGTGGAAGTATTTCCACCGCCCGGTTGTCGTGCAGGTGCTCATCCATGTGCTCCTCGCCTCAACCCACAACGAGGCATCATCCGTAACAATCTCCTATCGCGATCTCGCCCAGCAGCTCCACACCACCGTCAAGACCATCCGAGTGGCCATCGACACGCTCATAGCCGAGCACATCATCACAAAGTGCTCAGCACCACGAGCCTCAACAATGGTGTACATCAACAGTTCACACCCCCTCTCACATTGCATCATACCATGGCAAAACGATGTAAGGGCACAAGATAGGGCACAGATAGGGGCACACTCCAGGGCACAGAGGAAACCACGGCAAACACCTGCAAGCCAGATAGTTCTAGTAGGTCAGCCACCCGACAAGGGCACAGATGGGGCACAGATAGGGGCACAGTCAAGGGCACAGCAAAAACCAAGGGCACAAGCTACGGCACAGATAGGGGCACAGATTAACACTCCGCAAACTCCTATAAATCAAGAAGATGCAGAGCAGTCAGCCACTACCAAGGGCACAAGTAAGGGCACAGACAAGGGCACACTTGCGAGAAAAGGGAAGAAAGAAACGAAAGAAACGAAAGAAAACCTTTCCCCCGAACCCCCTATAAAAGAAAGAAAAGAAAGAAAAGAAAGAAGGCAAAAGAGAGCACCCACCCCCACACAAAAAAAAGAAAAAGAAAAAAAGTTGCACGATGCGGATGCTCAGTACTCCGAAGTCTTAAGGCTTTTCAATCGCCTCTTTCTAGGCACAAAGGTCAAGCCAATCTCAAAGATGACCCCCGACCGCAAGAAGATGGTAGCCAAGTTTATCTCCGACTACTCCTTCTCCGACATCGAGCCAATGCTTCGCAAGGCACTCGACTCCGATCTGCTCTCAGGGCGCAAAGATGGCGGAAGCTATATCTCGTTCAACTGGATTTTCAATCCCGAAAACTACGAGCAGTTGATGGAAGGCACCTTCGACAACCCAACCATCGAAGCCTCAGCAGGCAGAAAGCCATCCTCCAAGTCACAAGCCGCCCAGCCGCAAGCCTCCACACCTCCACCCCAGCCTCAGCATGAGGAAACAAGCGAAGAGATAGAGGCACGCCTGCAGCAGAAGGAAGAAGCCAAGCAAGCCAAGGAAAAGGCAGAAACCGAAGCCCTCCGCCAGAAGTACTACGACTGGATAGCAAAAGCAGCCGAAAATCCAGATGGCTCCATGGCCCGCATGGTCCGACAAGCCTACGATAACGGAACACTCGCACAGCTAGGCATCGTCTGGAACCCAACAGTGGCAGAAGAAGAACAATCGCTAGCCGACCTGGACGATCAGACACAAAGCTATCTCCAGTCCATCCTCAGCGATTAAGCAGATAGAGCAGAGTTAAACAGAGCAAACAAAGTAAGCACAAGTAAAGTAACAAATTTAAAATTCATACGAATATGGACAGACAAGAATTAATCGACCGCCTCAGTGGCAATTATCCCGATTACACCAAGCCATCTTCACCCAAGCAGAAGAAGGTTCAGCGAGAAGGGCAGTTACAAATCGCCTGCGTAAAATGGTTCCGCATGCAGTACCCCGCATTCGCCACCCTCCTCTTCCATCCCAAGAACGAGGCAGAGTCCTACGGCAAGAAGATAGCCATCAATGCAGCAGCAGGCGTAGTACCGGGCGTTCCCGACCTCATCCTGGCCCTCCCATCAGCCAGAGAAGAAGACATCGGAGATCTCAGCCCCCACAAGGCCTACTATCACGCCCTGGGCATAGAACTCAAATACGGTCACACCAACCAGCAGTCCGATAAGCAGAAAGAGTTCCAGGCCTATTGGGAAGCAGCAGGCTACAAATACGTCCTCTGCCGCTCATTAGAGGAAGTGATGCAGCAAGTCACCACCTACATGCACCAAGCCCCTCTATCCGCCAAGCAAGCCGTCAGCGTAGTCCACACCTCCGACCCCGCCACCGAGGCAAACATCAAGTTATTAAAGAAAATCATCAAAACCAAGAAATAAGAAGCAAAATGAAAACAGAAGTAACATTCATCATCTTCATGATTCTCATCTACGCCATAGTCCTCATCGGCTATCTGTGGGTGAAAGCAAGAAGCGAGAAGAAACGCTGCCAGAACTGCGCATTCTTCAACCTCAGAAAAGAGTCCAAGTCAGTAGGCGTATGCAAGCAACACTCCAACTTCCACCTCCACTGGGAAGAAGCCTGCAAGCTCTGGAAGCACAAGTCAGATCATCAGGACAAAACAATTTAAATGATAGAACAATGGTTAAACAAAGTGTACACATCAGCCTCAAAGGATTCATCGAGTCGGAATCCTTCGGTTACAACATAAAAGGTTACTTAAATTGTGGAAATCGAGAGCTTACCGATCACGAAGTACGTCTCCTGGTAAACTATGGAGTCTCAAAAGGCTATCATTTCGAAAATGATATTCCAGAAAGCGAAGTAGAGAAAATCCTGAAGGAGCACGAGAACGACAAGATCCTCACCGTTCAAATCAAGAAAGAATGGTTCAACAAAATCGTATCAGGCGAGAAGACCGAGGAATACCGGGAGATAAAGTCATACTGGGTAAGACGTATCTTCAAAGTCTCTAAAGGAAAAGTAGGAGCAGATACCATCGCTGTGGCTTTACAGAATAACGTCATCATAAGCAGAAAAGAGTTTTTCAAAGAGTATGGCAAAGCACTAACCCACGTTCTCTTCATCTGTGGCAGAAACAACCAAAGTCCTCGCATCGAGAAGGAGATAGTAAGCATCACCATCGGCAAGCCCCAAAAAGGCTTATGCCCAGACGAATGGCTAAACCATGAGTTTTTCATCATCAAATTCAAGTAATTATGAAGGAAGCAATATGAAGATCATCATGTATTTCTCATCGGGCGACAAATTCATAGGCGATTTGCTCACCCCCCCACACGTAAAGAACGTGAAACACAAACCGAGTTAGAGGAACGTATCACCAAAGAGTTCAACAGTTCTCAACCCCATTGTGTCAACAAAGTAACAAAATGTAAAATCTTAAGAAATTAAGGATATGAAAAGAGTAATGAAGACTGTGGATAAGTATTTATCAGATATGAAAAAGTTAGAAAATTTAGTTAAACGCAATAAACGTTTGATTATTTTGAAAACAAGAAAGATTTGGTAATAGCCACCGTTCCCAGCGATTCTATCGCTGGTCCAAAAAAATATCAATTATGACAAAACAAGAATACGAAGAATTGCGTTCCACCATCGAGTATGTAGGAAATAGCTACAACTCCATCGAAGAGCTCACCCAGGTCAGAGACCATGTAGAACAAGTAGAAGCATCCAACAACATTGCTATGCTCGAAAGCCCTGTAAAGCTAGCTATATCCCTCCGGGGAACATGCAGTGCAGCAGAAGAGTACATAACCCCGTATCTCGATGCAGAAACAACCCTCTACATCAAAAATGCCATTCTCCGAAGCCTCAATGGCCGCATCGCATTCTTCAATAAAGAGATAGAAGATATTAATTACACCAAACGTAAAACAAAAAAGAAGTAATTATTATGGAAGTAACAACATTAAAGCAGTACATCGGTACTAAAACGGTTAAGGCAGAACCTATGGTAAAATCTGCCGCAGTAGCCAAAGGATGGGCAAGAGCATCAAACGAAGGCAACCCAGATGCACCAGGCTACCACGTCCAGTACACCAACCCAGACGGCAGCACCTACGATTCCTGGTCTCCTAAGGACGTGTTCGAGAAGTCATACCAGATAGCCCAAGACTTCAAAGACCGCCTCGCCATCGAACTCAAAGAGCTCGAAGAGCGTCTAGTAAAGCTAACAGTCTTCATAGACTCTCACGGCTTCGGCAAAATAGCAGAACTCTGTGGCCCGGATCAGGCAGCATTGATGCTATCCCAGTATCATGGCATGAGCCTCTACCACAATGCCTTGAAATATCGCATTGAGCTGTTGAACGCTGTATCAAACGAAGAACCAGAAAACAACAAGTAGCATCATGAACAAAGTACAGAATGAAATCTCCAAGATCTCCCACGAAGAGCATCAGCATAGCCTCATCAAAAAGGCCATGCAGCACAATCGCCAGCTAGAGCAAGATGGCCGCCACAAGTGGGTACGCATAGGCACAGGAGTCAACAACCTCCACCAGCTATGCGAAGTCGATTCACAAGGCAACCTCCTCCCCAAGGAGCAGCAACGCCTCAGTAAAATCAAGGAAACATTAGGCATAAAGTAGTAACATGAGCGAAAAGTCAGCACTCGCATTCCGCAAACTCGTAGCAGCAATGCGAACCACCGAAAAAGAGTATTGGGCACATCGCGACCGCAAACTCCTCGAACAGTCCATAGAACTCGAAAAGCGGGTAGATGAAATCATCATGAAGGCAGATGGCAGTGACGTTCCACAGAACGACAACGGAACCTTCTTCCTAGAAGTAGCCCAGCTCCGCGCAACCGCGAAGCAATACTTCCACGAAAAGAAGAACCAAACCCCCGATCAGGACACCATCAACCAGCTTTACAAGCAGATCAAGTCCTCAGAAGCCATCATCGACAAGATGATCATCAAGTTCCAGGACCAGCAAGCCCTGAAAGACGGCTACATCATCCAGTACCACGTCATGGAACGCTATGCCCACGCAGAAGTAGCCCACTCCATCTACGATTCCACAGATGAACAGCTCGCAAAGATAGAACTCAATGACTATCGTCGTCGCTCCACTCGTGGAGTCTTCTACTACATGGCAAAGAAATACGTTAAAGTAAACAAATAGTAGTAACAATTTAATTTTTAAGCATTATGGCAAACAAAACATCAGGCAAGCCTCAGCCTAAAGAGGCACCAAAGGCAGCAGCCAAGTCAAAGGAAACCTTCACAGGCATCGGCAATGGCTCATCCCTCCGTTCACGCACATCCACCTGGTTCGAGTGCAAGGTACGCTACATGAAGACCATGGAAGATGGCTCCGAGAAGACCGTCACCGAACTCTACACCGTAGATGCACTATCCTTCACCGAGGCAGAAGCCAGAATCCTCGAAGAAATGGCAGTCTATGTATCAGGCGAGTTGAAGATAGCCAACATCAACCCAGCCTCATATTCCGAGATCTTCTTCTCCAATGTCTCAGATGATGATCTCTGGTTCAAGGTACGCCTCGCCTTCATCACCATCAACGAGAAGACCGAGAAGGAGAAGCGCACCTATCAGACCTATCTCGTGCAGTCCAAGTCCAGCGAGCGTGCCATGCGCTACGTAGATGAAATCATGGGCAAAACCATGATCGATTACGAGTTGAAGAGCCTCAGCGAGACCAATATCTTAGATGTCTTCGAGCATTGCGCCCCATCCAAGCCAGAGGAGCCAGCAGACTCTAAAAAGGCCTCTAATGATTCCGGCAAGAAAGCAGAAAAGTAAGTAACCATCATGCGCAATTTGGCTCCCAACAAGCCAAGTTGCGCTATTTATCACAACTTTTCCACCCAAAACGCATAATTTAGCACATTAATTCATTAGTTCATTAGTTCAAAGAAACAATAACAAAAATTCAGCAACATGAAAAAGAAAATAAGAAAAATCATCTTCTATCTGCGCATCTGGTTCATCCAGCGCACGGGCTACAAGCTCCCGTCACTCCGAGAAGTCAGCCCAGTCGTCCCAGGTCAGCTATACGACCACTTCGGCTACATCGTCCACACCAAGCATCGCACCGCCAAAAGCCAGGACACCTGCTTCACAGAATTGGGCGAAATCCCAGCCCGATGCCTCTCATGCGACCTCTACAAGCACTGCATACCATGCACCTTCAACCATCGCATGGACAACGGCAAGGATATTTGCGATGATTACGAAATAGAAATCATCTGCAAGAACACAGGCAACATCTAACGTCACACATTAAACGTCACACATTATTAATAATAAAGTAAAGTACAGTATGAAAAAGAAATCAAATCTCAAACTCGATAAAAAGACAGGCCACCTGCTCTCCATCCCTTCCACCAAGGAAGTCCGGGAAAAAGTCAAGGCCGCCAGAGAGCAGCAAGCCGTCACCATCCACGAAACCGAGGCAGAAAAGAACTTCGGCAAGGTTCAGAAAGTCATCGACCGCATGCACGCCAAGGCCAAGCTCCCCAATATCCTCACCATGATCCGCAGAAAATACCTGTCCACGGTATGCGTCATCAACAAGCCAGGCAAGCACAGAGAACTCCTCAGCGACAAGAAAGGCCGTTACGTCATGCTCTGCCATGCCAAGATGGCAAAGGTGTTCACCAACAACGTCTGCCTCATCGTCAAGATACAGAACTCCTTCCATCGTGAAGAAAACACCCAGGATTCCGAAGGGCAGATCATCCCCGGCAAGGAAGTCTGGCAAGATGGCTCCTGGAGCATCGTACCCTGCCGCATCAGCACGAGCAACTACACCACCATCCAGGAAGTCCGCCTCCGCCCATGGTTCTTTCTCCATCGCTACTGGTACGAAATCACCTTCGATGGTCATGTAGAGCCAGCCATGATGCTCAACGACTACAATCTCAACCCCACAGTCAGCAAACAGCACTTCTGGGTAACTCGTGAATACGTCAAAGTCCGTAATCAGGATGCCGAAAACGACTACTTCCGCTTCTGGCTCCATAAACCTACCGATTATGCAGAACGAACATGAACTCATCATCCTCAATCGTCCACGCTCCTCCAAGCGTGGACTCACCATCCGCACCAATGGGCGCATCATCCTCCGCTCCCAGCCGTGCCAGCTCCTGGGCCTATCCGTAGGCGATAAGATAAGCTTCATCGTCATGGAAAGCCAGATGTATATCGTCAAGTCAGACACCATCCCCGATGGCATACCCCTCTCAGGCAGAGAAGGGCAGCTCCACGGCTGCAGCGTCAATACCATCAGGCAGCTCTTCGTCTATATCACCGATATACCACCCATGGCCAAGTCAGTAGATCTGATAGTATCAGACCAGCTCACCACCCTCACCATCCATGGCAGGGAGTGCCCGGCATTAACGGTAGTCAACAGAGCAGACTCCAAGCACTGCCATTAGCCCCGGCTAAACGGCAGTGCCAACAATTATCAATAAATATCAATCATAAAAACAAAAAGAATTAAAGAATTATGCAACAGTCAGTAAGATACAAAGGCCTCAGCCTTACACCCGATGAAATGGCAGTAGAAAACGGAGCACTATCCCTCTGCGGCAACCTAGAGCTGCACGATGGTGCCCTGCGCCCATCCATCCTTACCGGAACAAAAATCTCAGAAGCATTGCTAGTAGGCAAAAGCATTGCCACCCTCCTCTATATCCACGAAACAGGCAATTACAAGCACTTCATCGCCCTCCAGACCGATGCAGGAGCCAACACAGGTACAGAAGCCAATACCCCATCCCTCCATTGGTTCGATGAAGACGGCTCCTACATGAACCTCCTCCACACCTTCCCATCCGGAACCACCATCCAGTCCGTCAATTCCGTAGGCAACACCCTCATCATCTGCGCTTCCGATGGCATCCACTATGCCATCTACCACCCAGATGCCACCTACGGCTCCTACCAGTACCTGGGGCAAAAACCGCCATTCCTCCAGCTCAGCTTCTCCATCGATACCGAGAATCATTACGAAAACTACGACCTCGGAGGCATAGATAGCAAGAGCAGCAACCACGGCTTCCAGGATTGTTTCCAGCAAACCAGCCTCTCCTGTGCCGAAGCATTCAGCGTAGTAGCCAACGATAGTTTCAGCCTGGGCGAAATCTGTGCCAGCATCAAGGAAGCAAAGCAGTCCGATATAACCCAGAGCATCTACGCCCTGGTCAATCGCACCAACAACCTCATCGCCCGCAACGGCCGCTTCTATGCCAATTTCTTCGTGCGCTATTGCTACCGCATGTTCGATAACACCATGATCATGCACTCCTCCCCGGTCTTCATCCCTGTGCAGGTTCCCGATTCCTATGCCGTAGCCAGTGCCAACCTCACCTTCAATAGTTCCGAAGTAGTGGGCGATACCATCAAAGGCAAGATAAACATCAAGGACGTAGTGGCATTCTCACGCCAGGATGGCGATTTCCTGTCCTACGATATAAAAATCAACAAGGCAGCCTTCTACTATTACCCTCGCAACGTCTCCCTCCTCTATAGCTTAGTGGGCGAAATAGAAGAATTGAAGAAGTGGAAAGACGTTATCAAGTCCATCGATGTCTTCATCACGCCACCCATCACCAATGTAGATACATCGCAGAAAATATCCTCACTCGCCATCTACAGCCCAAATTACGGTCTCGGCATCAGCGGCAGGGCAGATCACTACACCTACGCCAACAACCAGGATAAAATAGGTTATGTCCGGGTCAAGTTCCCAACCATATCAGCAGATGTGTACAAGAACAAACTCGCCAACGCCTCATCCTTCTACAAGGTAAGCTCCCTCAATGTCGAAGACCTTAAGGGCTGCAGCAGCACACCCCTTCCGGTAGATAAGCAGGCCATCTACGAAATCACCCTGCAGGAACAGATGAAAGACGATTACAAGTCCCACAACAGCCTCTTCTCATCAGGCAGCTACGTCTATAACCATCGTCTCAATCTCTATGGCATACACGAAAAGCTCTTCTCCGGCTTCAATCGCTACGTCATGTTCCCAAATTCCGATTTATTAAAAGGAGAATCAGGCGTAATCAACTACCATTATCTCATCAACAAGATAGTCACCGTGCTCAATACATCGTCAGGAGCCAAATACGTAGAAGCCACCTGCAGCACCAGCGATAAGAATGTAGATGCCTACATGCTCGTCAATCTGGTCAAGTTCTACCCCGATTCCAGAGCCACACAGATGGTAATCTTCGCATTGAGGCAGGAAACCCAGGAGCAAGTCATCTTCTCCTTCCCCCTCACGCCATGCTCCGAAATCAACGGATCCATGCACATGGGCGATTTCACGAAAACAGAAGAGGAGTTCCTCGTCACCTCATTCACATACACGGCAGACACCATGGTAGAACTCCCCAGCAAGCTCTACACATCCGAGGCAGACAACCCCTTCCACTTCCCCCTCAACGCCATCAACACCGTAGGCATCGGCCATATCCAGGGCATAGCCTCCACCACCCGTGCCCTCTCTCAGGGCCAGTTCGGCCAATACCCGCTCATGGCATTCTCCACCGATGGCATCTGGGCACTCAACGTCTCCGCCTCAGGCACCTACAGCAGCATCCACCCCATCAGCCGTGAAGTCTGCTCCAATCCAGGCAGCATCACCCAGCTCGACCAGTCCGTGGCATTCGTCACAAACCGCTCCCTCAGCCGCATAGCCGAGTCACAGGTAGTCTCTATGTCCGATATGCTCGATGGTCCATACTTCAACATCCCAGCCCATCTGGGCAAGCTCGCCAACTTCTTTGCCGAAGACGAAGACGATGCAGAAGATATAAAGACCATCAAGTCCCAGATGCGCCAGCTCATCAACTTCACAGAGCCGCCCATCGATTTCTTCCAGCATTGCAAGATCATCTACGATTACAAGAACTCCCGCATTCTCTGCCTCGATGTCAGCAACAAGGCCAAGTCAGCCTCAGCAGATACGGTAGCCCTCAGCTACAGCATCCGAGATCAAGCATGGAGCACCTTCATCATCCAAAACGTGCTCACGGCCCTCAATTCCTACCCACACCCCTACATCCAGTATCGTGACGGCAGAGTCGTGTGCCTGGACCAGGGCTACAACTACACCGACCCCGATGAAACCGAGTATGCCGGGATCCTCGTCACCCGCACCCTAAAGTTCGATGAAGATACCGCCCCCAACGCCATCACCGGGTTCATCCATTCGCTCACCAGCGATGTCAAGCCAGTCATGTGGCTCTACGGCAGCCACGACAATCAGAATTGGCACTACCTGGGCCGCACCTCCGCCCCAAGGAGCCATTACATGAGCAGCAAGAGCTACCGCTACTTCCGCCTAGCCCTCTACCTCTGGCTAGAAAGCAAAGATCAGTACTTCGCCACCCGCCTAGAAGTCATCCGTCGCTTCAACAAGTTCTAGCCAAAGCAGAAAAGAAAGAAGAAAAGCAAAAAGAAGAAGAGCAAATAAGTCCCCCTCTAGCCCCCGTTCCCAGCGATTCCATCGCTGGTCCCCAAATAAAAAGAGCCTTCGCCCAAAAGCGAAGGCCCTTTTCATCATAACCCCTAAGTAAAGCTAGGTCGTCTCATAGTATAATTATCCCTGCTCAGCAAGTCACTCTGCACATTCTTATAGTCAGCCGTCACGCTAGCCGCATACTGCTGCGCCTTATCCCCATATTGATCCATCAAAAACTGGCTCATCACATAGTCCACCATATACCTGTGCATGTGGCTTTTCAGCGCATCCGTCACCGCGATATTCCAGTTCGGAATCTCCAGGTTCAGCGTCACGGTCTCATAGATACTCTCCTCACGCTCCTGCCCCTTCTTATTCACGGTGCTGGTAGTCTCAGTCTCCTCGCCATCAATGATGGTAGTCACCACCTCCGTCCAAGTACCATTACCATTATCCGTGTAGCTGAACCTCTTCACACCCTTCACCAGTCGCTCCAGGTTATTGTTATCCTCCACACGTCCGGTAGTCAGATACCTCTGAGCCGCCACCTTAAGGTTACCAATCGCCTCCGTCACGGCACGGTTAATAATACTACGAGTCTCATCAGCATCAGGGCTAGCGATATTCGCCCGAATATCCGCCTGCGCCTCATCCACCAAAGTCTGGCTCACAGCAAAGCATCGGGCAAGCACATCATTACAAACCTCACCCATGCTAAAATCCAATCTCACCAATTTCTTATTCATATAATAACAGTTTAAAATAAAACACTAAACAAAATCCAGGGTAGCCACACCGCCACCCCAGTCAACACGATCCTCATGAAAATGCTGCGACACAAAGTCCCTATTGCGCTCAGAAGCCCGAACACCACTCCCGGCCTTAGCCTCAACATCAGCACCCCTAGCCTCTGTAAAAGAAACGATTTCAACCTTAGCCTCGCCATCAGAGCCTCTAGCCTCAACACCAGCAGAAGCCTCCGCCTTAGCCTCAGCATCAGCAACCCTAGCCTCTGTAAAAGAAACGATTTCAACCTTAGCCTCGCCATCAGAGCCTCTAGCCTCAACACTAGCAGAAGCCTCAACCTTACTCTCGCCATCAGCCACTCTGGTCTCAACACCAGCACCACCCACCACCTTCCTCTCCATATCAGCACCCCTAGCCTCAGCACCCCTAGCCTCAGAAATCTCCTTTAACTCCTCATCCCCATGCCTAGCCACTTCCCTAAAGCAGAAATCCTTCTTAAGCAGAATCCCCTTAATCGCATCAAGATCACTCGCACCCATGCCAGCATAGTCAGTAGTCTTAATATCCGGGAAATCACTCAGCCATCCAGCCACCATAGCATGCGCCAGATAGTTCTGCACCAGGTTCGAGAGCACACCGCTCAACCTCGGAGGCCAGTTACTCATCGTCCTGATAGAAATAGAAAAGTCATCAGCCTGCGCCTGCAAATCAAAAAGCCCGCTAGTCTCACTCGTAAACCTCGCAAGGAAGTTCTCCAAATCAGTAATAGCCTCCCTGTAGTGAATATCCAGCACAGGCTCCTCACTGTCACTAGCCCACATCGTCTGGAAATCCACCTCCGGGTTATGCTTCGCAATAGTGGCAGAAATACCCTCCACCAGTCCCATCACGCTCTTCTTGATGATATTAATTGTAATCGTTTTCATTTTCATTCTTGAATTTCTTTCTGTGCCATCGCCATACGGCAATAGCAACCATTACCAATACCAGGCCAATAATAGCCCCCATAGCAAATTTCCCCAAGGTCATATACCTCTGCTCATTTCTAGTCAGTTCCATGCCCAGAACCCGGATAGAATCCTCCTTTAGCCTAATCAGCGAATCCCTCTGCAGAACAAGCATCTGCTGCCTCTCCACCTCCTTATTCACCACATAAAGAGAATCCTCCAGCCTAGTCACCTCCCTCGACTCCTTGTTAAAAATCACCTCATGCCAACTCTCCGTCTTGATAGGCTTCCCAGTTGCATCCACCGTAGTAGAAGTACTGTCCTTCGTGTGCCGCGTCTCCCTAACCGAAGACTCCTTCTCCTGCGTCCTTACCTTAGCCATCTGCTCAAAGGCAGCCACAAACCGCTCCTGCCATTCCATCCCCACACCCTTGCTCACGCTGGTGTCCTTAATAAAATGATCCTGCGTCACGGTCTTCGTCTTGCAGCTCGTCAAAAACAGCATCGAGAAGTACGCAAGCCAAACAAACAGATAAAACACCCAATGTCTAGTCTTCATAAGCAAAACCCATTAAAAGTTACAAAGCCTTCAAAGCCCTGGCAAGAAACTTCTTCCTGCTCGCCAGCCCATTCGTGCCTCCGTTAATCTTCTTCGTAATTCTCACCACCTTGTCCGCATCAGCCAGCTCATTAAGCCCATGCGTCTCCCAGAACCACATCGAAACATCCACGCAAAGCTCCGGCTCCTCCAGCAGTTCCGGCTTCTCCAATACAGGCTGCATACTGTAAGCCTGATACTTCGAGTAATTACTTCTACCGGTCAGCTGAATAAAGCCCCTGCCCTTATACTTGGCACCATCGCCCTTATGCGTATTGCCCAGCATCTTGCCCAGCTCACCCTTCTCATACTTCGCAAAATAAGAATCCTTGCCAAGCTCATGAGTATAGATCAGCTCACCGCTCTCATGCGCTATCTGCGCCAGAAAGTGCGCCCATCTCAATCGGGTATCAATACCATACTTCTCAGCCAGCTCATTGAAATAAGGCAGATATTTATCCACCCTGCTTTCAGCATTCGGCATGATCTTCAAAAACTGTTTTCTAGTTATTTCCTTCATTTTCCCCATTTTCTTTATTTTTATATTCCTGATAATTTTTAAAATAAGGCAAGTCTTCAATAAACTTAGCCGAAAGAATGTAATACAGGAAATCCACCAGTTTATACCAGGTAGTTCCCTTCTTCAAGATACGTCTCCAGTTCTTCAAGATATTCGTCCCGAAGAAATAAGTCGTAGCCCAGCACACATATTGCACCGCACTCACCGATTTGTCCTCACAGTGCAGCCACCGGCCCAGAACAAAGATGCTCACCACGATCACAAAAAAGATAGCCGCCATCACAAAGCACATGCCAGCCTTCTTCCAGTCCCATTTCTCACCGTTAAACCTGGCAGCCACCAGCCCGAACACAAAGTTCAATCCCAGCAGCAGCAACATCGCATAGATAAAATCCAAGATGGGGCTCAGCATGGCAAGCACCGCCCCCACTGCCATCACAAAATAACCTCTAATATCATTCATACTATTTTTCCAGTTTCGCCCCCACAACATTATGAAGACAATGCAAATTTACACCATCATCCCCAAACCAATTTGATAAATAGCGAAACTTGAAACGAAAAAGAGAATACAAGCCCCATTTCCCGCCTGCATTCTCTTCTTCTGATAGTTTTCTTTTATATATCTCTAGGTCATTATGGAAATTCTACTCCACAAACAATAAACTATTAACTGTAAACTACAAACCTAATTAAAGTACCCCCAGGCCTTACACGTCCCATAAGGGTTATCATCATCCCTCAGCCAGTTCACGGCAAGATCCACCATCCTGTCCATCATCTGCTCCTCACTGTCCTCCGGGAACCATTTCTTCATCAGATTATAGTTGTCCGAATAGATCATATTCAAAACCACGGCAAAGTCCCACTGGTTGTATGGTCGAATCTCGTCCTTCACCGTCTCATAAATCTCCTGAGTCTTATCCATGGTGTAGTAAGGAGCACGATGCTCTATCCCCTTACAGTCCTCAAACACCATCTTCTTGATTTGCACCTCAGCAAAGAAATCATTGAAATGGCCGTTGCCAACCACCCCATAAATCTCCTTATAGAGTTCCAGAAGATCATCTTTCTCTGCGTGCTTCACTACAAACTTGCCAATAATCTTAGTCACCTTCGCCATCTGCTCAGGTGTGGCATCAGTCTGATATTTTGTAATAAGTTCCACTAAGTCCATATCATTCCGGTTTTTGTGATTTAACAAACTTGAAAATCTCGTCCAGCTTGCTTTCCATCTGGTCGAGTCTTTCATTGGTCTTCTGCTGGTCACGAAACGAAGTGTCCAGCTCGGCAAGCAGTTCCTTGCATTTCTCTACGGTTTTCTTGTGCTCATCCACCTTGCTCAAAACCTCCTCGCTGGCATTCTTCAATACGTTCACCTCGTTGATGATGCAGTCCTTGCTCGTAGAGATAAAAAGGTTTCCTGCGTAGGCACTCTGCTCAGAATCGGACACAGCGTATGTGTTCTGCTTCCCCTCCTTAGTCTGGATGGTCACGTTCACCTCTATCCGGTTCATGTTCACCGATTGATAGTTCGGCTGCACATTCATCACCTTCGCCTGCTCAAAGCTCAGTGTAGCCCTATCCAGCAAGAAGATAGGATAGTTGCTCTTTAATTCCTTGAATAGCATAACTTCTTCCGTCTAAAAATTGATATGCGAGGGAGAAAGGCACACGTCCATGTAGCCCTCTCCCTCTTTAATTGATTCAAACTGCCTCAGCATTAAGGTGTGGCCGTAGTCTTCAATGCCGCGATAATCGTAGCATTCTGTCTCTGCTGGCTCAACTCCAGTCGGGCATCATTGTAACGCTGCTGCAGATCCTGCTGCCAGTGGCAGTTAAGCACATCCACAATACGCTGCGTGTTCGCATTCGCATTGGTCTTCAAGTCACAAGCCATCTGGCTCATCTGGAAACCAACATTAGAGAAGCCTCTTTCCATACCAGTGTTGGTATAGCTAAAGCCCTGCTGCATCTGGTTCACGATGTCCTTCTGGCCAAGCTGGTTCTCATAACCCATCTTGATGATGTTCTGCTGAGTCTGGCAGCAGCAGTCCTTCAACTGCTGAATCATGTTCATATCGCCCAGGTTAATGGCGTTAATCACCTTCTCAGCCGAGTAACCCACCTGACCCGACAAAGTACTGATACCCTGTCTTACATCACAGATAGCACCATTCAGCGCATTGAAGTCACAGTTCAAGTTAGCTGCCAACTGGTTGATGGAACAGCCATTACCCTTGATAGCATCCATAATCATGTTGCTGTTCTGGTTATCGGCAATCTGACTTCTCAGACTCTGAATCTGGTTCTGCAACTCAACGTTCTGTGCATTCGGTCCGTTTCCGTCCCAGCCATTGCCCCACATACGCTGAGCAAACATCATCCACACCAGGTAGATGAAAGGATTGTTCCATTGGTTAGCGTCATCGTTACGCATCATAGCCGCCATTGCCAAAGGATTGTTGTCACGATTTGCCATCGCTCCAAGCAAACCACCCATCATTGCATCGTTGCAACAAGAGGTTGTCTTAATTACTTCTTCTGCCATAATTCCTAAAGAAATAAAAGTTGTACATTTTGTTTATACTCACATGTAACCGATTACGTGTGCAAAGTTACTGATAATAGGCAAGTTCTTAGATAACTCTATCACACTTTCTTTTAGTGGCTGATTTCCAAAGATTTAAGATGACATAGACCCATATCAAAAAAGAGAAGCCTCATCAGCTTCTCTTCTTTATATTAAGTCCCCATTATAATTTTTACTATTCTATATACGATAACAAACACTATCATAAGTAGAATTAGTATTTTCAACCATTTAGGATCATCATCCATATATCCATTCTTCATCATATATAAGAAAGTTATGATATACAGAACCGTTCCTAGTTTTACAAGAAATATCAAAATGTCCATAGCTATTTTCTTTTCAGTCTTTTCTTGATAAACTCTCTAACATCCCATTTCTTGAAGAAATGAGAATGATCCCCAGCGTTCCCCACGCTCTCCAGCTCCCCATCAGCGATAGCCCTTCTTAGGGTAGATTCGCTGATATGCGCCTCCTTCTTCACCTGACCGGCAGTCATATAAGGATTCAGCATGTCAGGAATCTGCTCACAAAGATTGTCCAGATCATCATCGCTCATTCCGCAAGCCGTAATCTTCTCCCCATTCTTCTGTTGTTCTGCAGCCTTGAAGCAAGCATCGCTCAAAGCCTTCAATGCCCATCCCAGGGTATCATAATTCAGTACCTTCTTCATAATTCTCCAATTTACTCCGTTATTCTCAAAAAATCTCTGTTATTCGCCAATTATCTCCAGCAATCTCTATCATGAGAAGAATTTTCTACCCATCCTCGTCTTATTGATAATCATATCAGAAAACCCATAGAGATAAAACATACCTGTTACAATCATAACAGTATAGCAGGAGTCCACCATATCATTGGTAGTGTACCAGCTCCATTCCACTATATGTGCAGCATTAATGCCGAAGAAATAGAAGAAAGGTATTCTATACCACCAGCACAAAAAGAAAAATCTACTAGCCAGAATAGTCACCATCGGCAGAATGTACACCATAAAATATATGTAGAGATAGCAAGGCGTATTCTCCGCATAAGGTATAAGCATATCTCTAGGGTGCTGCGAGAAATCATAAATGCCGTATGCGTGGAAGCACATAAGCGTAATTGGAACGTACTTGCAGAACCATCGGAAGAACTTCAAGATTCTCCTTGAATATCTGTTACCATGCTTCATAAGCATACCCATCAGCTCAGTAACATCTACGTCCTTTATCAACCGTTGGACTTCGGCTTCTTGTTCTTGCGTCATAGAAAAACCTCCTTTTGTTATAGTTAATTGTTCATACGTTCTTGATAAAATCAAAAATCTGTAGCAAAATTACAACTTTTTGCTCAAACCAATTCATTTTGAGCAAAATTTTAAAGTTAAATTTTGCTAAAGTAACAAATCGTAAGCAATATTTTTGTATATTTGCACTAATTAAACATTCAAACTTATGAAGAAGAAAATAATATATTATATTATAGTAGCACTTGGTTGTATAATCATTGATGCTGCATTTATTGCTTTGGCAATACATATAGACGCACCAGTTTCTGATTATATCCTTATGGGTATATTCCTGCCTATTATTGATGTTGCGTTTCTTGTTATTGGTAGTTTATGCTTAAAGAAGTCAGGAAAAGAGTGCTTGGTTACCCAATTACCTGATACAATAGATGATGATAAACTGCCTAAGTTAAAATAGGAAAAGAAAAATGAAAAGGGAGTGCTAAACAACACTCCCTTCTTCTTTATCTATCTATATGGTTTACTCCCCATACTTAGGCTCCTCATACACCAAGTTATGCTCATCTACGTAAGCCTTGGCTTCTGGGTATGTGTCAAACTCTACTGCTGATGCATTCACCGATGGAAATACCTCAGCATTGTCACCTTCCTCTGTGAGAGGGAACACCATCTTGGTT